TGTAAAGTTTGTGCATCAGTAAAATAAGTTAAATCTAATTGAGGTTGTTTAGGTTCCCATTCTGAAGTATGAACAAACATACCAGTCCATTCGAATACCATTTCTTGATATGGAAATGCCATACCTGATCTATCAGATATTGCTTGTGCATATTTTCCTCCAGCAAATTTTGTTGAAGGTGCTCTATGAGGTCTAGTACTTGCTGGAACTCTAGCCATTATGAATAAAAGCTGTTGCCTGTTGCTGGTATAATTCTTGTTGAAGGAGTATCATCACCAGCAATTAATCTTTGATATGATTCTTCGTAATCTACTTTTAATATTTGTTGAGTTTGAGGAGTTACACCTGTTCTTTTTTTAGAAAGATAATAAGCAAGTCCTGCGCACATACACTCGAAAGCTCTAAAGGGCACATCAATATTTTGTTGTACTCCATTAACAGTAGAAGCTGTGATATCTTCTATTTTTCTCATACGATAATAAGTAATAGTATAATTAGTATCTGGAGCTGGATAAATTTTAAGAACTGGAGTAGATAATCTTTGTAAATAATATTGTGTAGGTCTAGCTTGAGTAGTTTTATTTGAAATAGCAGCATAATCATTAAGACCTAATGCTGTCATTGCATACTCTGTTCCATCACTTATTTGAATGTTTGCATTAATGATATCTACTGTATCATAATCTAAAGTGTATTCTGTAGTTCCTGTAGTAATAGCTAAAGTTTTATATTCTACAGTCCATTGGTTATAACCTCTATTAGCCCAATCACTAAACATAATATTCATACTACGTCTAGCTGATCTTACATCATAACCTAAAATAGGATCACCACCTATTCTATCATAAGCTTCTTGTATTACATCATTTACTGTTAAAGTAAAAGTTGAAGTTCCTGATAAAGCCATATTTCTCCATTATGCAAAAAACGCAGTTACACCATTTATAGTTGCTACATTAGCACCTACTAAACTTGATGAAACTTGTATACTTGTTTTAAATTTTATACCATCTGCTGGTAAATTTATAGCTACTGTTGAAGCACCTACAGCTACATTACCTGTTTCAATTTCAAATACATTTGTTCCACCATCTTTCCAAGTAAGAACACCAGGAGCAGTTGAAGGTTCAACAATAAAACCTTTTAATCTCATCGGTCCACCAAATAGAGTAACGGTAGTGGGAGCATTTGAAGCTGTATTAGATAATGCTGCTTTATTTTTACTTACAACATTTATATCTGATCCTGCCATTTTTTTCTCCTAAATTAAATTATATTTTTCTAAGTCTTTATATAGTAAAGCAATTCTATCATTAGGTACAGAACTAGGTTTTAAATACTCTTGTTGATTAGCTTTAGCTTGAACTTGACCCATATCTAAAGGTCTTATATTAATATTATCATTAGAACTACTTACTAGTTCTTTACTTGAAGGAAGTGTAGTAGTTCCTCCTCCACTAAATTTATCTATAACTTTTTCTATATTAGCTAATTTTTTTTCTAAATCAGAAGCTGATTCTTTTTTCTTATCTTTAGTTGTAATTACACCTTCTTTTTCTTTATTAATTTCTTCTGCTATAGTAGCATCACCTGTTTCTAATATAGTTTTAGTTGCTACATCTTTTTCTTTATCTTTTGATAATTCAATTACTTCTTTATCTTTAACTTTAATTAAATCATCATCTTTTTTACCAAAAGAAGAAAGAGCTTCACCAGCAGTTTTTAAAAAGTCTAAATTAAATTCCATATTTTAAATGAGGGCCCGAAGGCCCTCTAATTAATTATTATATTACTATAGCGTCCCGCAAATTATTTGCTTGAAGATAAGTAAAAGTAACAGTTATTTGACCTGTAGTTGCAGTAGCACCTGCAGATATAAGTGTTGCTGTGATCTGGCTGTCAGCACTAAATCTATCCGCTGTATCTAAAGATCCAGTAGCTAATGCAGTAGTTTCTCCTAAAGCTTTAACATTAGTATTTGCAATAAGAAATTGAGTTGTCTTACTCAACACTCCTACTGAAACAGTTGCTGTGCCACCAGCATTACTCACTACTCCAACTCTAAGTATAACTGAAAGTAGTTGTGAGTTTTCTGGTATTACACCTACGTTGTGAGTAAATGTTCCAGCGGCAACTTCTGCATTAATCATAATTGATTGTGACATTACAGTTTGACCTGTATTTTTTACATCTGAACCTAATACGGTTCCAGTTGTTTCTTTAATTGTTCCAGCTTTAATTGGGCCAGAAAATGTAGTAGTTCCCATAGTCTATCTCCTTATAATAGTCTGCTTTCGCAGTCGTTTGGGTTA